AGTTTCTAAAAATGAGTTACCAGATGATAGAAAGTTTTTCCATCTTATCTTTTCAAAGACTATCATATTTCCATATCTCCTGCTTCAGTATATAAAGTTCTCATAAGAGTTTTCAGTTTATCTTTGTTTAAGTCTGTTTCTAATTCGTTGACATAATTATCTAACAAAGTTGGTGTGTCTTCACTTCTCTCTGCGATATCATCTGCCACAGTAGAAGCGTCAAGGTCTGAATAATCTTCTATAATTTTTATATCATGTACTTTTGTTTTCTTATAGAAACCATCAACAAACTTATCAAACAAGTAATAATCTTTTTTCTTTTCTACAATTAGTTTAATAAACTTGTCTTCATACTTACCATAATCAAAATCTTTATAATCGTTTTCTTCGTCATTATAATATATTTTTTCATGTATAGTATAAGGGTTAACTATTCTTTCTAATTCTCTTGTTTCTGTATCAAGTATGTGAAAACCTTTTTGACAGTTATAATCATTCCACATAAACTCGTAAGGACAACCTAGATAGTATATTTGACCATCATCAGATTTTTTATGAAAGTGTCCTGATAATACTTTTTCAAATCTACGAAATAATCTCTTTTCAAGACCAGTAACAGATTTCATATTGTTATGCATTTCAAAACCTTTAATTTCTAAATGACCTAATACAATGTCAGCACTTTCTTGTTCTAACATCATTTTAGTTTTTTCTTCGTTAGTAGAGTTTACCCAAGGTATGAATAACATTCTCATGCCACCTATTTCAACAACCTTAGGATCAGAATATATAAAAGGTTCGTTAATGCCATCATATGTTGTTAGTAGTTCATCAACAGCATTTACTTCGTTTGTATTTTTATAATAAGTGTCGTGATTACCTATTATAATGTGTGTGTCTATTTTTTCTTCCCATAGTCGTTTCATAAAGTTGTGTCTAAAATCATGTGAGGTTTTAAAATTAATAAACTTACGTCTATCAACAATATCACCTAAGTGAATACATGTTTTTATATTATGTTCTTTTAGATATGGAAAAAACACATTGTTGTAAAACTTAAAAAAATAATTTGCATAAGCAGGATTATCATTTCTTGCCCCAAAATGTGTGTCAGTAATTAAAGCAATTTTCATAGTTACATAAAATATTCTAGTTTAGATATATTAGTCTTTCTCTTTTTAATTTTAGTTTTAACTTCTTTCTTTTCAGGTTCTACATCTACAACCATATTCTTTCTAAGAAAGTCAGCGTATGCGTTTTGGTAGTCTGTGTTATCTCCTTCTTGTCTTACTATCTCATCTAATCCTGATTTAAGAATTAACTTTTGTTTTATACTTGTTTGTTTTTTTTCTTTCTGTATTCTTCTTATAAAAGCGTAATAAATTATTTGAGTAAAATAAGCAAAGGGATTACTTGATTTTTCAGGATCAAAGTTTGCTACATATTGTAAACAATTCTCGATACCGTCAGATATCATATCTTCTTTATATGTGTAATTGATAAAGTTAGGTCTATATGATAAATGATTAGCAATCTTTAGGAAACACTCACCTATGTAGTCATTGATTTTAGGGTCTCTATGATTTCTGTTTCGAGCAGATAATACCTTCTTACGATATTTTTTCATTTCCTCTAAAAACTTTTTATTATCTACATAATGTTCAGTCTTTTTCTTTTTTAATTGTATAGTCATGTTTCACATTCTATCACGAAATAGTATAAAAGTCAAGCAGTATATACTATATTTTGTGATTATTTTTTTTGTTAAAAAGTGCTTGACAAACCCTGTCAAAGGTAGTATAATACGCATGTGGCGTTTTGAGATAGATACGTTAATGAGACTTCTTATTACCTCTTAGATAGTCTAACATATCAAAATATTCTTCATCATTCATTTTCTCCATCATTTCATCAAACTGTTGGTCTACTGACATTTTAGATTGTATTGGTTCTATTTCTTTTTTCATACTTGGAAATAAACCCATTCTAACATTATTATAGTATTCTGTCAAGTTTTTATTTGGTGACCCAATTGTCAAAATTTGATTTCTTAATACTGAGTAAACTTTATCTGTTGTTTGAAATACTAATGGTGTCAACGACATTCGTTCTTCCACAAATCCTAATTGTTCTTTACCTATGACTGCTTCATGTATTCTTATTTTATAAGGTTCGTGTAATCTAACAAAACTAGATCCATCAGTTGTAGTGACGCCTGCGATAACTTGTTGACCACTTGCCAACATGATAACTCTAGGTACAGGAACAGGTATCTTTGTTTCTTTAACTTCTTCTTTACTCATACTATTATTTATCTAATATCAACATGATGTAATTCATAGTCAAACTCTTGTTCAGAATATACATTTACTCTTTCCATAAAGTGATTAAGGGTAAAGTTTTTTTGTTCTTTGTAAGAAAAGTCATCAGCAATATCATACAGAGTTGCTTTAATCTTATTGTCACCAAGACGCAACCCACGACCAAGAGACTGTAAAATTCGTATTTTAGATTTGGTAGGACTGGCGAATATAACATTGTGAAGATTCCTAATATTGATACCAGTAGAAAAAGTTCCGTAACTCGCCACAATAATTGCGTTGTTTTCATTTTCTGTAATACTCCTTATTGTTTCTCTATCTTTAGTTTCTGTACCGCCATAAACGAAAAACAACTTTCGTGTATGTGGGTCTAAAGTGTCACCTATGAGATCATGTAAAATTTTACCGTGTTTCTCTACATACTGAAATAAAACTAATGTATTACCTGTTTGATCTTTTGTAAGGTTCTTTATAAAATTATTTCTTTTTTTATGTGATACTATATAGTCCATTTCTTCTTGATAGTTTAGACGTTTGACTTGTATGCATTCCTCTTTCGCATACTTTAATATTAGACATTGTATATTTAAATCAGCAAGTTGTTTTTTATCTATCAGTTCTCTTGTTGTTGTAACACTTGTGACAGGACCAAACAAACCCTCTAATACTAATTTGTGTACTTTACTGTCATCTAAAGTACCTGTTGTGCCTATACGATATTTTGCATTAACACAAGCAGTCATAATTTTTTGTAACTCTTTAGATTTATATAAGTGTGCCTCATCACCTACAATACAATCAAACTGTTCAAAGTATTTCTTATCAAAAGTTGCAAGTGATTGCCATGTTGATATAACAACAGGTTTATTTTCATCTATCTCATAACCATAATATTTTCTTTGTACATGTTTCTCTGAATCCCAAGAGTAATCTTGAAAGTCTTTATACATTTGTTCTACAAGCGAAGTAGTGGGTACAATTAATAAACTTCTTTTTTGTAAAACTGTCATCAATCTTATTATACAATAGATGATTAAAGACTTACCTGAAGCAGTAGGCGACAACAAAATACAACGTCTGTGATTGATTGCGTGTGTAAATGCGTCTAATTGATAATCTCGTATTTCTAGTGTTTTTGTTAAAATCTTGTTAACAAACTTGGAAAAATCATCCCTAGGACGGTCGCTGGGCGGTTTTATAGGAGTGTCGTGTATGATTGTATGTCCGTTTTTTTCACAAAAATGACTTACATAGGGTAATAACCCATGATACAATTTTCCTGTTGCCTTTGAGAATAATCTTATTTTACCATCCCATCTCTTTGCACGAACACTTGGCATGAACGAAGCACCAGGTACTTGAAAGGTAAAGAACTCTGATAAGTCTTGTAGTAAACCTAAGTCTTCACTAGTACACTTAATATAGGATTCGTTATATTTTGTTATTGTTAATTCGCTCATTTAATTCTTCGTATGATATATTTGTCCAGTTTTTTCTTTCGTCTAATTCTTCTATGTTTTCACCTACATGTATAAATTCATGTTCTTCATATTTGTTCAATAATCTTTTAGTGTGATATATCCAGTTTTCTGGATCAATTGCTTTTGCTTTTGGACCCACATATCCTGTTGTGCCCTTGTAAATGTTGTTTACTGTTTTCGTCTTCGACTTGTAATCGTACCCTACCAAATAAACCTTCTTGCTTACATCCGCTGCCATTAATGCAATTAGAACACCTGCGTTTGTCTTCTCCTGTTGGTACTTGCCCAGTCCCATTACTTTGTCTTTTTTCTTTGTCCATGTTATTTTATATCCTTCTTGGTCTTCACCAAAATGTAACTTGAAATCGTCTTCATGCCACTCACTATTTTTCTTTCTAAACTCTTTCATTACATCTACATTATTTGCCCAGCAAACAAAAAAGTTTTTCTTCTCACCTCTCCATACCCATTCGTCTGTATATTCTTTAGGATCTACGTTACCTATAAACTTTGCAACTGTTTCAGGATAGAACAGTTTTTCATACATAGACGCAGGATTTTTTTCCCATTGTTTTAGATATACAGGATGCTCAAATGCATAACCACTACGATATATTTCATGACATATATTATAGTCCATTGCTACTAAAACATCTGGTGTGAAATCTCTGTACAATCCATTACAACCGTATATCTTACCAAAAGGTTTTAATTTATGTAAATCAAAGTCTTTACGACTTTCACCATTACCAATACAGAATATCATTACATGCTGCCCATAGTGAATTTTTTCCACTCTATGGCATTCTTTATTTGAAATGTACGATTGTTTATTTGTTTAAGTGTACTCTCACAGTAACCACAAATTTGTTTTAGATATTCAACTTTTTGTCTTTGTTTAATTATCTCGTCATCAGCGTCAATAAATTTATCAACGTCTTGACGTAATACTTTTAAGTCAAAGTTTTTATCTTTGTATTCTTGTGGGTCTGCTTTACCTGTATAGAATAACCATTTTTTGATATGTAGTTTTGAATAGTCACCCTCTGCCTTTTTCATCATTAAGGCATAGGTCGAATATGTTTTGAGATATTGAGAATGTAACTGTGGTGTCTTTAGACTTTCAAGGTCTAACTCTGTGTCGTCAATTTTCAAATCCTTTTCCGCTTGCGCTTGGAGTTCATCAAGTGTCATAATTTAATCCTTTATATTATATAGTAGTTTAAAATGGAGTAGTATAACTGTGTATCTTATATCCAAAAACTACTGTCGCTTGTAAGTATTCAACGTCTGCCGCATTTTGATTGTAGTCTAATGCTGATAGACTTAATGGATAACAATCTTGAAAAGTTACCTCAACTAGAGGTGTATTTCTTCCTGATAGAACTATTAATTTACTATCAGAAAATATAGCACCATCAGGTGTTGCACTTGTCACTCTACCTGCGTCAGTAGAATTATTTTGTTGTGATCTAGGCATTCTATCGCCACCGTCAGCAATCAATGCTCTGTATTTTTCGTCACTATCCATTTGTGATAATCCTGCCATCCAATCATGCACACTACGATAATTAGTTAAATCTTCATCTACAAGAAAAGTAATAGATAAGTTTTCAAATGTTAAATCATTACCTGGTATTTTAAGGGGTATTAACCTTGTTGGTTGATTTATCTCTGTAAGAGATATACCTGGTATATTTGCTTGAATACAATTGAACTCTACTCTAGGTAGTTTTGTTGTTTGAAATTTAAACTTCGTAGGATCTGCATAATCTAATCCAGTTCCACTTGGTTGTTTTGCTGCTAATGTTGCGTCTGTCATATTAGTATTTATAACCAAAAAAAGGGGGCATAATCGCCCCCTCTCTTAAATCTCCAGTATGGAGGTGAAATTACATTAAGTTTGTAACTTTTACCATTCTGTAGTAAATGTTTGACTGGTCAGTTCCAGTATCACTTGCCTGAGCAGATGATTCCGCAAATGGGTTTCTAATTAGACCGTATCTAGTTTTGAAACCAATTTTTGGTTGGAATGTGTTCTCACCAACCGCTCTCACCATTTGTAGTGGAACGTATGGACAATAGAACATACCAGCGTCATAAGGTGAAGTTCCTTTATAACCAACAACAAAGTATTGAGCCGCTGTGTTGTTAGACGCATATGGATCAATGTATACTTTGTATCTACCGTTTAATGTACCAGCAAAAGTATTACCAGTATCATCTACGTTTAGACTGTTGTTAAGAGCAGGAGCGTAATCTAATACACCCGCCATTTGT